TTCAATTTTGTACATATTCTTTTTCCTCCATAGCATTCAATCCACAAAATGCAAAAATTACTAAACAAGCAACTGCCATGATGTAATTTCCACCCTCTGCGAATCCTGCCATCAAAATCATTGATATGAATGCTAAATAACCAAAAACTTTCTTCATTTGTGTTCCTCCTTCGTAATTGCAACTTCAACCTTCAATCCGTTCTGCTCTGCAAGTAATTCATAAAGAAGTTTGATTGCATTTGTTGCCTGTTCCTCGTTCATTTCCGTTCCTCCATGTACACTTTTTAGTGTACCTAATTAGCAAAAAAAATAGCCTTCTTTTCGCTCTCATCAGTGATTCTTAACAAATCACATATAACATAAATCTCTGATGCCCTGAATGCATATGCATTTTTCTTCTTTCTGTCAAATGCCTGTCTTGAAATGCCAAGTGTCTCAACAATGTATCCTGTTTTAAGTCCACTTGAATCAATCTTCTCATCAAGAAGTTGTGTATTGACCATTCTTTTTCATCTCCTTTCTACAAAATGTTGTGGTACACTATTTATTCAACCTCTTTTATCATATATCAAGTACACCACATTGTCAACATATAGTTGAAAATTTTTTCACTATGTTGTAAAATGCATATAAACGAAAGGAAGTGTACAATATGACAGTTGGTGAAAGAATAAAGCAGGCAAGAATTCAAAAAGGATATACACAAGAGCAGCTTGCAAAGATAATGGGATATTCCGGTAAGACTTCAATATCAAAAATAGAATCAGCAGGAAACAACGTGACTACAACTACAGTCACAAAATTTGCAAAAGTTCTTGGTGTTTCAGAATCGTATATTATGGGATGGGATCAGGTTGAATGGGAACCAAGCACACAAGAAATCACAATTCCAACAACAAAGAACCATCCATTCTCTTCCGGTCCTATTGGTAGAAGTTTCAATAAAAAATTAGGATACGGAAAGATTGAACAAATTGATGTAGAAGATGAAAGACTTAACAAGGTTATTTCGGAATTAAAGAAAGATGAAAATTTAAGAAATTCTGTTTTGACTTATGCAGAATATCTTATAAATAGTAAAAACCAATTAAAGGAGGAAAAAGCCTATGAAAACTTGTAAGTATTGTAGAATGGAAATTGATTCAAAAGCAAAAATCTGTCCTCATTGCAGGAAGAAGCAAAAATCAGGTATTGGAATATTTTTGACATGGACATTTATTGGTCTTTTCTCACTCACAGCTCTTGTTGTATGGGTATATTATCAAAGTAGTGACAGTGGTTCTTCATCTTCTTCGTCTTCCTACTCTTCTTCATCTTCTACCAAGAAGCAAAGGACAACATTTGACAAGTATGCTGCTGATAAGAGTAAAGAAGAAATAAAAGAAATGTGTTCCAAAGAAGCAGATTACAAAGATTTCTTGAGAAATTCATCATCTCACTTTGGTTCTTTCATTCATTACAAAGGAAAAGTATCACAAAAGATAAAAAACAATGGTGATCCATTTTTCAGAATAACATCAGTAAATTGGATGGATGATGAAGAATTTGTAATGTTTGATACGAGATCAACACAAGTACCAACAATGATTGAAGGTGACATTGTGGAAATATGGGGAATGTACAAAGGAACAGTTGAAGTTGAAAGAGCATTGACCGGAAATGCTGTTGATGTTCCATCAGTTGATATATTCCTGGTGGAAATTTGTGAGGAAGAGGAAGAATAATGATAACTTGTGCTATATATCCAAGAAAATCAAAAGAAAATGAAAACTCTGACAGTATGGCATTGCAAGTCGAATCCTGTGAGAAGTATATCAATGATAAATATGGTAAGAATAATATAAGAATATGCTTGTATGATGCAGATTATGGATTCACCGGTCATTCCATGAAAAGAAGAAAAGACTTCCTGCGATTGATGAATGATGTGAGAATGAAACGAATTAATGTTGTAGTTATTATGCGTTATGACAGAATTGCAAGAAATATGCGTGATTTCTGCAACATATTCCATGAGTTGGAAGAAAATGGCTGTGAGCTTGTATCCGTCAGCCAGCAAATTGATACTTCCACACCGTATGGTAAAAATTTCATGTATCAAATGGCATCTATGGCAGAATTGGAATGGGCCTTGACTTCTGAAAGATATAAAGATATGCACCGGTACAAAATTGAGCATGGCCTTGCATACACCGGTAAAATGCCACGTTTTGGATTCAAGCTTGAAAAGACTGCAGAGGGAAAGAAATTTGTTCATGACAGAGAAGAAGAAACAAGGGACATCTTCAATTACTTTCTAAAAACAAAATCAAAAAATGCAGTAACAAGATATGTTAAGGCAATGTATGATCCTGCTTTCACTCGCAAGATGTTTGAATCAATGGTTCACTCTGATTTATACATTGGAAAGGTTAGAAACAACGAAAACTTCTGTGAACCATATTTCACAAAGGAATACATGGAACAGATCAGGAGCCTTAATGGAGTAAAACAAGCACCTTCCGGCAGGAAGTATCTATTTAGTGGTTTGGTTATTTGTCCTGATTGCAAATGCGTCTGCGCAGCTAATCATGCAAAAGGTCATATATACTATAGATGCACTAGAGGTTCGCACACAAAACACAAACACTATGCTATTTCTGAACAGTATGTAGAAGATGTCCTTCTGACGCATTTAGAGGCTTATTTAGACCACTATATTGTATCGGTCGATAAAATATCCATGCAAGAAAAAAATAGCAAATTAAAGGAAATTGAAGATATCAAAGAAGCCATGAAACGTATTGACCATTTGTTTGAAAAAGGCAGACTTTCCGAATCAGATTATGACATCAAGCTGAACCAATTGGAAGAAGAAATGCAGGAAGCAAAAAACGCAATACATAGTGGAAAAGAAATTGTTTCAAAAGACATAATTGTGGAAGGTTGGAAAGAGGATTATAAGAAACTGACAATTGAGAATAAAGGCATTTTTTGGCACAACGTTATAACAAAAATGTGCTTTAATCGTGATAAAAGCATAGATTTTATCAACTTTACCTAAAGTTGTACTAAGTGTACTTTACCGATGGCAACGGTATAGTTAGTACAAAAAGAGAAGGAGTGGCAAAAACCACTCCCTTTTTTTATACTTCTTTTAATTTTCTTCTTGTGATAGGACCACAGATTTTGTCAGCTTCAATCTTCGTTGACTGTTGGAAGGATTTGAGTGCCTGGGCTGTGTAATATCCAAATGCTCCATCACAATCAATTTTGTATCCGGATTCAATCAACTCCCACTGCAGCCATTTTACATCCTCGCCAATGCAACCCTGTTTGAGATTCCTTGTTGGTTCTCTGAATGGATTCTTAACTTTCTCCACAGGAGAAAAATCATCAAGTTCATAATTTAGATCATCAAATAGCAATCCGTACTCCCACTTTGTATCAGAAACCTTTGTCTTAACAACACCATAATCAATGCCTTTTGCCTCCACGCACATTGGCAGACCGTCATTCTCTACCAAAACACCAACATGGCCCTGTTTCCAAAGCACAGTTCCAACAGGGAAACTCGTTATTTGGCTCATTTTGAGCCTTTTATTTGCTGTACTGTACAATTTAGCACTACCTAAATTTATGCCTCTATATGAGGCAATTAAGCCACTACAATCGACACATACCTTGCCAACCATTCCTTTTTTTCTAGCCTTATCCATGTATGATTTTGTAACAGTGCTTGGATACATCTGATGCATGGTATTCATAAAGTTTTCTGTCAGAACATGCATTTTTGCTCCGTAAAAATACGGAACACCAAGATTTTTAATAGCAAACTGTGCTAATCCTTTTCCTGTCAGCATTGAACCACCTCCTAAAAGTTGAAATCAAGTTCAATTACCTTGTCATCATTTACCTTTACACCTGATTGATATGATGGATACAACTGTTCTTCGACATAAACATTGATTGTATCACTGATTCTGATTGAACCACTTTTCATGTTGCATCGCATTTGACATTTAGCAACACCTACTTTATCTCTCAAAACTGAACAAATCAAAGAAGTCTTATTATTATCAAGCTAAATATACATCTTGCCTTCATCATTGAAATCAGGTTTGAAAGACAATTGATTTGAAGCTGCATCACCCTTAAAAATTAAATAAAAAAGTGATATTTCTGATTCGTCAATATTTGTGTTAACTATAATTTTTAATGTTTCTCCACCTCGTATCATTCGTCTACCTCCGGAAGTCCTGCAATGGATGTTAATATTGAAACTATGGCAGAAGTGGCAGAGATTCCAAGAATCTCAAGCCAATTCAATTCGGTAACCATCTGGCCAACTGTAATTAAAGAAACTGCTGTCTGTGCGAAGGTCTTAATTGCTCTGATACCTGCACATTTAAACCATTTTTTCCAATCTCGCATTTTTAATACCTCCTAAATCAAATTGATAATAGCCATAGCAATTGCACCCACAACAGCACCAAGGATTCCTGTGATAATTGTAGAAGAAACAGAATCCCACATCTTTGCAGGTTTTTCTTCCAAAGTCTTAAGTCTGCTGCCTTGGTCTTTCTGCTCTTCGGTCATGTTTTTGACAGAAATTGCCAATTCCTTGACAGAAATGGTCAAATCGTTAATCTGTTTTTGCGTTTCTTCAAGGTCTTTGATTCTGTGTTCTGCTCCAATGATGCGTTGTTCATGTTCTGCAATCTTTACTGCCATTTCTGTGTTATCCATCCGTTTTCACCTATTCTCTTTCTTCTTATGTAATCAAAAAACTAGCCTACTTAACAACAACAGGATTTCCATCTTCGTCAAGGTCAACAATCATATGCTCTTCAAAATTCTCGTCTGTAACCAAGCCTGTCTTATAACAAGCATACAGATTGTATTTGCCTTCTTCATTCAATTTCTTGTACCAAAGGTTAGCAACGCAATACATACCACTCAAGAACAC